CATACTGGTCCTGTCTTCTGAAGGTCTAACAGCAGGCACTTCCAGTTCAGGTTCGTCCTGTTCTTTTATAATATTTGAAAAGAATTTGTTAAATATTGCCATATTATTATTTATTATAAAGGTAAATAAAATATATATGTTTAATGAAGATACCCAAATGATTTATAATCGCTGGGTTAGTGGCATAGCCAGTCGGGAGCTTAAGGGTCAAACACTTACAGTTGATGATTTAATTCAAAAATATTCCCCCCAAGGAAGCACACTGGCTCCTAAAAATCTTCCTTATCCTCTGGACAAGATTTTTGAAAGTTTGGCGGATAATTTTGTAAAATTAAGCAACAGCAAGATGTTGTGTGAAATGAGCAAGAATAACCCTCTTATTGGCAACAAGAAAGAGAAATTAGAACAATTGGAACAGGTTATCGACAAAATCAATCAGGCACAAAAGATACTTGAAGAAACTGTAAACCCTCTAAATAAGATTTTAGAGGGTTAAAATGCTATTCAGAACAATATTATTTATAAGTCTTCCTTTGACCAGTATTGGAATTTTATATTCCCTTAATGTAAGCAATTTTTGGACATATTTTTTCACATCTTGTTTCACAGTGGGACTGCAATATGCCATGGATTTTGCTTTTCATAAGTTTGCCATAGTAAGATATGGTTTGCGTATCAAAGAAACCAATTTGCAGATTGAAAAAGAGTATAATAAACGAGGAGTGGAACTGACATGTCCTTGTGCAGAGAAGAGCAAATGCTTTGTGCCAATTGATCTGAATCAAGGAACCAGCTATAAATGCCTTCAATGTAACAAACAAATATCTGTTTATGTCAAATTGGGTACCGCACTTGAAACTGAACCAGTGGTGGTGCAATCTTTGGAAGCTCTGCCCATGAATCTGAATGAGTAATTTATTATACCAAATAGCCAAAAGTGTTAATAGCACAGCAGTTGTGCCTGTTTCCACTGTAAAAAATGAAAATTGGGCACAGGAATTTGACCAGGAACTAAGTGATTTCTTTGTTAAAAAAGGTCCAGAATATTATAATTTATATAAAATATTTCGAACCAAAAAGAAAAATTTCAACGACAGTGAACGTATTATTTTGGACTTTTTTGATGAAATTTTCCAAGAATATAAAAAATTAAGCATAAAAAATCCAGAAGGTATCGACCGAAAAAGTTTTGTGGTGCATAAAATTTATGAATCGGTCAATGCAGCGTTCAGCATCATGACTGAATTGAAGATAAAGCTTGACGTTCCCCTGCTTTTCTGTATTTTGGCTGCATATGTTCAACAATACATTCACGATCAAAACACAAACCGAAAACAACAATAACCAAAAAATAATTTTATACATCCCGATCAATAATAAAAATGCAAAGATCGAGATGAGCGCTGATGAATGGCGGAACATTTCAGATAAAGTTGCTCGCACATTGAAAAATCCTCATCTTGAGAAAATCAAAGAAAATATTTATTTGAACATGATGTTTTATGGTCGCAGAGCACAGCTGAGTCTTTCCGAAAAAGAATTAAAAATTTTATGTGAAATTATTATGGAATTGAGTGACGATAATCCCAAAAGAATTTCTGATAATGTGGTCATGCAAATGAATCATCAAAACCGTCCGGCCCGTGTTGAAATGAGCAAAAGCGAGATGGCTCGTTGGCTTTGTTTGGTGGAAAGTATTGATCTTATTGAAAAGAAATGCGGTGAATTCAACGTGAACATGTCAGATGATTTTTGGATACAACCGATTGCCATTCAGAAATACATAGACAGTCGTTTTGAAACAATGTTGGATGAAGTGAATCATCACGAATTTGGAATTGATACTAAAAAAGCAAATCTTGATATTTTAAAAAGAAAGAAATATCAGGAAGATGAATGTCAAAAAGAAGAAGAAGAAGTTGATTTGCCTGAAATTCAATTGAATCAACTATCCCGCACATCATAAGTTCCATACACTTCATCTTGTCCAGAACCTTCATAATCAAAAACAAATTTATTTACAACTGCAGGAGCACTGTTCTGAATTTGGTTCGAACGAGGATTGGTCGGAACATTTCCACTGACAGTTGCACTGAGTGTGCCATAACCAGTGTTGTCCATGACTTGTTGATTACCCTTTTCATTGGGCAAATTTACTTCTTGTGAATAATCAAATCTCTTCATTTTCAGCAACCATACATAATGTCCGGCCAATGCATTGATTTTGCTGTTTTCGCTGTCCAATCTTTGCGTTATTTCAAACAATTTTCCATCCCGATCTCCGGGTCTGTCATTTCCATACTCCAGAAGTTTAACAACGTCTCCACTTTTTGGTTCTTGATTTTGACCGAAAACACTATAAAAGCTGCTGATGTGTACAAATGCAGTAATATAATCCTGACCATCAAATCCGAATTTATTTAAAGTAAGATTGTCTTCATCCAGCGTGATGGCCATCACAATCTGGCTAGGGGCGGGCCAGTTTGTGATTGGATCTTCACCATAAATGTTGTCGGCACTCAATGTGCTATAAGGATTTCTCCAATAATTTATCTTTTGACCATAAAGATCTATCTGTTCTCGCCAATAGTTGCCGATCACATCCCGTTCACATTCATTGTTTTCTTTGTCAGTAAAACGAAGAACACTGGCTGTGTAATTAAAAGGATACACAGAAACACAACCAGGTCCTAGATACCGATCAACGCTCATTCACTCTCCAATACATATATATTATTTTGTTTTCTTATACTTACGGATGAACGACCCAACTTTACGGGCTTTTCACTTAAATTGACATTGTAAAAAGTTGCAATTTGCATGGCCCGAGGTTCGCTGATTATTCTTCTTCCTTTGCTTTTTTTCAAAACTCCAACTTCAGGAAATGTGTCTGTATTTTGATGCATGAGCGGAACTGTTCGGGAATGTTTACGCAATCCAGGATCCCGGATGAAGGGCTTTTCATGACGGGCTCCCCGTTTCTTTTTATCAAACATTTGGGATGTTTGTTTTTTGGTTCCCATCAAATCACTCACAAAAAGATTAGGAATACCGCTGTTCCATGTTTGTTCTGTGTAAATTTTGTCATAGGTTTCTGATTTCAAATCATTTAGTTTATCCAGATATCCTGCATCCCTTAATTTTTTGAAAACAAGATTTTCAATACAAAAATCAAAACCAATTTCACTTTTCATACATTCTCGACGGGATTCACTCAATTTGTTTTTAATATTTTTTGCTCTTTTTAATATAGATTTTAGAATAGTGTGGCTATTATTTTTGTTTTTTTCTTTAATGAGAAAATCTATTTCTTTTTTATAAAATTGATATTTTTTATTCACATTTTGTTCATCAATTTCCGGAGGATCATAAACAGGTTGTTTGATCCATTTATTTCTTAATATGCTGTAAATGCTTTTTGTTTTATGGGGTTGAATGTACGTATCTTCCACAAAAATTTCCACGGGATGGTTTTTCAGGGTTATATCGTGTTTTAAACGCCATTTGTAAGCTTCGCCATCAAATGCCATGAAAACCAATTTATCGTTTTTACTTGCTTTTTTAAAGTCTATGCGCAGATGCAAATCAATATCGCTGTTTTTTGTGTATGTATAATTGGTTATGCTTCCAGTAATTTGAATATCTTCCAAAGGAGCATTTGTTTGCAAATTGCTGTAAAAATCCAAAGCCATATCCACAAGATTGTTTCTGACTTTTTTATCAAATCCTTTGTCAGTCCAAAACTTTGAATTTAGATCTTTATGATATTCAAACGCCATATAGTTATTTAGTCAAAAAAAAACCCCCGTTGATTAGACGGGGGTTTTTTATTATATATTTTTATCAGTTGGCTTGGAACAGGTCTTGATCACCTTTTCCACCACCTTTGATCACTGAGGAAACTACGTTGGCTTTTCCTTTTGTGCTTGTGGGTGCACCACCTTTGACTCCAGATCCAACAAGAGCATGGCCCCGTTCGCCTTCGGTTCCAACCTTGTCAGTTACTTTGGAATCACCACCCTTGCCGTTCTTGGCAAGGCTGGTTACTGTGCTGGCAACTTTGTTGCTGCCAGAAGAAACTTTTGATAGTTCTTGACCTTTTTTAGCATTAACAAGAGCATGACCGAGATCTTCAGCTTCGATCTCTTCAGTGGCCATTTCTCCATCTTCATCTTCGCTGTCATCAGTTTCTTCACCATCTTCATCTGAAGATGACATTTCATAGTCTTCGTCAGAAGCAGATTCATCACCACCGACATCATCGGGGATCAAATCAAGGCTTTGAAGCTTTTGCAAAAGTTCAATTGCTTTGGCGAGATGCTCTTTAGGAGTCAGCTCTGTTTCTTCACTAGTGGCTGCCGGGGCGACATCGGCGGTGCCGGGTTGAGCGTCAGTGATACCAAGTTCAACGTCGTCCTCGGACATCACAGCTTCATATAGTTTGTCGAAGTTACTCATATAGATTATTTATTGTTATCCTTTCTATTTTTTGTATTTTTATTTACAAAACTAAAAAATTCTTCAAGTGCTTCGGTATGACCATTGACTGCAGCCACAGTCAACAGATTCACGAAGTTTCTTTTGCCCCATATTGTCTTATATTCACTAAGACGTGTAAAAGCTTCATGCTTATCATCTTTTACAAGTTCATTTATGATCAAAGTGACATTTTTTGTGTTAATTACGCTTTCGTTTGCACTACTGAGGTTTTCTGGTTCAAAATAGTTGTCTTTTTTAAATTTTTTATTTTTAGCATCAATAGGTTCAGCCAATTGTTCAGTATCAGGACCGCTGTCCTTATGAGCAAAATCTTTAAGTTTGGGTTCGGAAACAGTTTTCTTATCTTTAACCAATTCAAAAGCTTGCACTCCACCTTTTCCTGGTTTTGTGCCGAATTTGGCTTTAGCATCAGTTGTTTTCTTGCTTTTCTTTTCTAAAACAAGTTCATCTTGTTGATGTGCAGCATTTTCCAGAAGCATTTTATGATAAACTGCTCCAATGTCCAATAATGTGTTTGCGTTACTTTTAGGCATACCGTATTTCTTAATATATTTACTCTTTTGGTTCATACGTTAAGTATTTATACTTGATGAAATCAAATGATAGATATTTGGGAAATCCAAATCTGCCCACCCCAGTTGCCGAGTTTGAGTATACGCCAGAGATGATCAAGGAAATGAGCAAATGCAAAGCCAATATTCTTCATTTTGCAGAAAATCATTTTTTCATTGTTAATTTGGATGTGGGTCGAGTAAAGATAAAACTGCACAATTATCAAAAAAAAATTTTAAGAAGTTTGCGGGACAACCGATTTGTTTGTTTGCTATCAAGTCGTCAGGCAGGAAAAACAACAGTCATGACCATTTATTGTCTTTGGCTGGCATGTTTTCAAAATGATCAAAGAATTCTTCTTGTGGCAAATAAAGAAGAAACTGCCAAGGAAATTTTTGCACGTATTCGATTGGCTTATGAAAATCTTCCAAACTTTTTAAAACCGGGTGTGACAGAATATGGAAAAACTGCCATGGGTCTTGCCAACGGCAGTCGAATCAGTATCAGCACCACATCATCTGATGCAGGTCGTGGAAGTTCCGTTAATGTTTTGGTCATTGACGAGTTGGCTCACATTGACAACAGCATGGTGGAAACATTTTGGTCTGCCGTTTATCCCATCATTTCATCCAGTAAGAAAAGTAAAATTTTTGTGGCCAGTACACCCAATGGAACTGGAAATCTTTTTTATCAATTATACACAGACGGAATGGAAGGAACAAATAATTGGAAAACTGAACGGGTAGATTGGTGGGAAATTCCTGGTCGAGACGAAAAGTGGAAGGATAATACAATCAAAAGTCTGGGCAGTCGAGAATTGTTTGACCAAGAGTTTGGCAATTGTTTTCTTCAAGAGGGCGAAACAGTATTAAACGGAGATGACTATGAAAAATATAAAGCAGCATGCAGTGATCCTCTTTTTATTTTTGATGATGGGAAATATAAAATATGGGAACAACCACATAAAAACGGAGTATATGTTGCAGGTGTAGATGTGGCTGAAGGGGTAGGACAAGCAAGCAGTGTAATTCAAATATTTGATTTGGCTGATTTAAGCAGCATTCGTCAGGTTGCCATGTACAGGGACAATACGATTACTCCTTATAACTTCACAATAAAACTTGTGGATATTCTTGCTCAATGGGGAAATCCTCCATTGTTGATTGAAAGAAACAATTGCGGAGGTCAGATTGCAGATGCTCTTTTTGAAAATTATAGTTATGATCCAATGATCAGTTACAGTCACGGAAAAACATTTGATAAACCTGGAATATTCACCAATACCAACACCAAATACCATGCAGTCATTAACATGCGATATTGGATCAATGAACTTCGATCCATAATTTTTCGGGATATTGTAACATTAAATGAATTGAAAACATTCATACGATATCCGAATGGCACATGGGCTGCACGAAAAGGAAATAACAATTTTGATGATTGTGTCATGAGCATGGCCATGGCTCTTCTCATTTTAACTGATGATCTTGTGGAAAAATATTATGAAGTAACTGGAAGAGACAAAAACAATCGGCCCAGTTCCATAATTCCTTTTAAAAAGAATGATGGATTAACATTCAAATTTGGAGCCAATGAAGATGGATTTTCCGGCATGCCTGTGATCATGTCTTCTAATGATAAGGATGAAATGCAGATTGAAATGGATTATTATTCCAATCAAGGCTGGAAACCCCTTTAATTAAATAATACCATGGCAGCCACATACAACCAATCCATGCTTAATAAGGCACGGAAAGACAAGTTTTTGATGGTTTTAACACCTTCCAAATTTTTAAGAGATAAAATCAGCAATTTGGAAAGAGGAAACGACACTATAAATTTGGATAGTTTTCAATTTTCAGTGTTTGGTATTGATGTTCCAGATATAACCATACCTCAAGTTGAAGCCAGTTATGGTGCGCAAGTCTTAAAAGTTACAAGTTATTCCCGACCTTCTTTTAATAATGTTAATGTTAAATTTACTGTGGATAATAATTACAATAATTACTGGTACATTTACAGTTGGATGAATCTTTTAAATGATGATAAAATAGCTATTCCAAATAAAAACAGTTATCCTCCTTTATTGGATGATTATTCAACCACCATAACTATCTATGGATTAGATGAATACAATAAAAATAAAATAAAATTCGAATTTCACCAAGCAAAACCTATAAAACTAGGAGCAATAAGTTATAACTACAGAGACAGTGGAGAACTTGAAAGTAGTTTTGAATTTGGTTTTTTTCAACTTATTGTAAATCTTTTATAAAAAAAGTTAAAAAGTTATTCGGAATAGAATAAATAATTTATATGTCTAAACGTACAATACAAAGTCCCGGAGTTGAAATTAACGAAGTTGATCTTTCTTTACGTCCTGTAATTAATGTTCCCACAACTACCTTAATTGCAGGTTTCTCACCGCAAGGACCTTTGGATGAAATTATCCAACCTTCAAGTCTGAGTGAATTTGAAAATATTTATGGCAAACCTGTTAATGCACCTGAACGTTATTTTTATCATACCGTAAAAGCAGCTTTCCAATCTCAAAATGAAATTCTTATTACTCGTATGCCATATGGTAGCGGAAGTGGAGCAGGTTTCACCGATTCTTACAGTGCCCTTGTTTATCCTGTAACCAGCTATAACGGTGCTTACGTGACTGATGAAGGAACAGTACCTGCTACTGGAGGATTTGGTCTTAGCGGTGCAAACACATATTTCTTGGGTCAACCCACTCAAATTGAACTGAATTCTCAAGAGTATCAAGATATTTTAAATGGAAGTGCATTTTCTGCATGGAATAATGTTCCAACACAATTCACATTTACCAGCACTGGTGCCAGCAAGCTGACACAATTGGCAAATGCAGGAATTATCGTGTTGAATAAAGCTCAAACCAGCATTAATAACAAGTTTGAAGGATATTATTTAGGTGTAATTGACAATACAAACCTGAATCCTGCTACTCAATTCGATGGTATTAATACTATCAAAACAATTGATAGCAAGGCCGGATCCACATTCAACTTCCTTTCAATTCCTCGTACACGTCTTAACTTCCCTCTCAGTGCAACTGAGTTTGGAATTGGAAACAGCGTCAGTGAAATTATGGAAAATCTTCCAACCTTCAATATTAGCACTCGTCAATTTGACGATACATTGATGGTCGGTCTATTCAAACTTCGCCAAAGCACGTTTGGCACAGATACATTAACTCTTGATTATATCCTTTCTGAAAGTTATGTTGGTTCTCTTGATTATTGGAGACAAATCAATGATGTGAACGGTGGATTACCTATCTCATTCTACTTGGGATCCCGTGAAGATGATAGTCCCAATCTTTCATTGTTGATCAATCCGTTTATCACCAATCGCAACACTCAAACATGGATCAACAGTGCAGGCTTTCCCACAAAGAAAGTCCGTATATTGAATCCTAATTTGGCAATTCCTTACAACGGCAATGGATTTGTTGATAGCAATGTAACTTACGAAACACGTGTAGGTGCTCCTAGCGCAACTGTAAGTGCAATTCTTCAAAATGGAATTGTAAAAAGAGCTGATTCACTATACAGCTTTGGTGCATTCGATAGCACAGTCGTTGACACCAAGCTTATCGGAAGCATACCCGCCAAACTGCAACGTGTGTTTGATCTTGTTGAAAATGTAGATCTTTACAACATCAGCATCACTGTTGAAGCTGGGCTAGGAACCATTTTTGCTGCTGCTGAATATAATTCAGACGTATTGAGCGGTGCAAACATCTTTGACGATACAATTCCTTTGGATATGAGTGGATTCTATGTGACAAACAATGAATCCCTCAATGGTAATGCGTTGACTATCCGTGAAAATTACAATGCCGTTGCCAGCACATTCATCAACTTCGCGCAAAATGTTCGTAAAGATCACATCTTTATTGCAGATCCTCTACGCAACATCTTTGTTCAAGGTGAAAACAGCAAGATCATTGATGATCCAAACAAAAACTTCAATCAACACATATACTGGCCACTCCGCCATAACTTCTCATTGATTAACACAAGCTATGCTGCAACTTATGGCACATGTGCTCGGGTATTTGATGATGGTCTAAGCAGGCAAACATGGGTTCCGTTTTCGGGATTCGCAGCTGCAGCTTATGCAAATACCGATGATAACTTCCAACCTTGGTTCGCACCTGCAGGATTTACTCGCGGTGTGTTGCTCGGTGTAAATGATCTTCCGATCTATCCTGTTCAAAAACAAAGGGATACACTTTATAAGATCAATATCAACCCTGTCGCATTCTTCCCGGCTGAAGGATTTGTAATCTTCGGTCAGAAGACCTTGCTCAAGAAACCCAGCGCATTTGATCGTGTAAACGTTCGTCGCTTGTTCCTGTATCTGGAAACAGCCACACGCAACACAGTCAAGTACTTTGTGTTCGAGCCAAACACACTCTTCACACGTACTCAGGTTGTGAATGTTCTAACCCCGATCTTTGATCTGGCTAAGAATACACAAGGTGTCTACGACTACTTAATTATCTGTGACGAAAGGAACAATACCCCTGACGTTATCGATCAAAATGAACTGGTTGTTGACATCTATATCAAACCTGTTCGTGCCGCAGAATTCATCTTGGTTAATTTCTATGCCACTCGTACCGGTCAAGATTTCCAAGAGCTTCTGGCATAAAGTATCACGACTAATCAATAATCTGTAATAAAATAACTTGCCAATACTATAAATATTGGTAAGTTATTTTTATGCACATAAAAGATTATATAAAAAATAATCTGTTTACAAAAACAGGTAAAATCAATACCGCAATAATACGAAGAGAAACGTTCTTAAAGGGTAAAACGCATCAAGATATCATTGAAAATACCCCAAACGTCCAAGGAACACTATCAGAACGCATCTATTGCATTGTAAATGATCTAGAAACTCCTCCAAAATGCGAGGGATGTCTTCATACTCCCCTCCGTTTCAAAACATTTCAAACAGGATATGAAAGATTTTGCAGTAACAAATGCGCCCGAAAGATAATAACGTGGAAAAGCTCCAGTTCTGTTAAAAAAGAAAAATCCACCCGTGAGATAACTGAATTGTTGGAATGTTGGCAGGATAAAACCTATACGCATGTGGAAGAATCTCTCCAAAAGAAGTGGATAGAGGAAAGAATTGGACGGAAATCCGCCACCTACATCTATTCCAATGATTATAGGGAAAACAAAGATATGCTGTGCAGTATTTTGACACGAACAGACTATCTCAAGGTCAATTCCCCAATCAATTGGAGTGAAAGATTTTATCATATTCTCAATAATCTAAGTGAACCAGTTGCCAACAAGTATTATCCAGAAGAATTAGCTTTTTACGAGAATATAAATGTAGGGTATCGACACAAATACACAAAAAACAACAACATAACAAACCAACCACCCATCAGAGGATGGAACGATCATTATATAAAGGTTGATGAATATCTAAAACATCTAAATTTTCAAGTAGAATGTATAGATGATCTTAAAAATTTGAATAAGCAAAAAATAAAAATATGTTGTTTAAGATGTAAGAATACAGAAATTAAAGACCTTAGTGATGGCAAATGGCAGAGTGTGTTTTGTCACACCTGTTACGGGGATCCCAATAGCAGCCGTCAAGAAAAAGAAATATCCGAATATTTGCGAACAATTTATACTGGGGAAATTGTTGAAAATTATATTTTAGAAGGAAAAGAATTGGACATTTTTTTGCCAGATAAAAATATTGGATTTGAATATAATGGTTTGATTTGGCATTCATTTGGGTCATGTTTTCCTTGTAACATACAGGAGGAAAATAATAAAAGATATCATCTTTTAGAAAAAAAAGATTTTTTTAAACAACATGGAATACGAGTATATCACATTTTTTCCAATGAATGGCAGAATAAAAATACACAAGAAATATGGAAGTCTGTAATTAATAACATTTTGAAAACTTCCAATAAAATTTTTGCCAGAAAATGCCAAATACGATTAGTAGATCAAAAAACAAAAAATGATTTCATGTTTTATAATCATATTCAAGGAATTGATCATTCTAACATTTGTTTAGGTCTTTATCACGACGATAATCTTGTTTCTGTTATGACATTCAATAAACCCCGATTCACTAAAAATGAAAAATTGAATTATGAATTGATTCGCTTTTGTAATAAAAAAGATACAACAGTCATCGGAGGTGCAAGTAAATTGCTTAATTATTTTGAAAATAATTACAAACCAAAAGGAATTATTTCATATGCTGATTTGAGACGTAGTGATGGAAATTTATATTTTAAATTAGGATTTAAAATGTCACATCAATCTGATCCAAATTACTTTTATTTTAAAGGTAATCGTATAATTCGAAGATATGCAGCACAAAAGAAAAAACTTAAAAAACTTCTAAAAGAAGGATTTGATGAAAATTTTTCAGAATCTCAAAATATGTTCAAAAACGATTATCGTAGGGTTTGGGACTGTGGAAACATGGTATTTTTGAAATATTATGATAAATAATCATATGCCAACCATAAAAGTTGTTAAATTATACCAGGAACAACCAGTTTATGATCCAACAATTGTCATAAAATTAGCTCTTGAATGTTCAGCACAATTAAAACTTTTTCATTGGCAAACTTTCAGTTTTGCTCAACACGAAGCTTTTGATAAGATAGGAAAAGATTTGGCTAAAGCTTTTGATAGTTTGATAGAAACTTTACTTGGGCGTTATAGGCAATATGAATATAAATCTTTGAATTTTGAAATTCTACCCCATTCTAATGAAAATGTTCTTTCAAAAATAAACCAGTATTTACAAATATTAACAGTTCAACCTTGTTCATTACTAGATCCTAAAGATTCAGATGCACAAAACATTGTGGAAGAGATTGTTGCAGATTTGAATAAACTTAAATATTTGTTGACTTTAGAGTAAAAAAAATCAAAAAAAACATAACTTAAGAATAAATATTATTATGGCTGATACAACACAAACAATTCAAAGTTTTTATCAAATCGCAACTGAGCGTGATTTCGCTCGTAAATTCAACTTCCGTATATTATCAATTGATCCGGGAGATGCCACAAATGTAAGTTATGACGAAAATGATTTGGTTTATGTTCGTACTGCCCAACTTCCTGCCCGTGAAATAACTGAAGTGACAGTTCCTTACATGGGTCTAGATTTTCACATTCCAGGCACAGTTAAATATCCTGGTTCTGAAGCTTATAGCATGGAATTTTACTGTGACAGCAACAGCAAAATCCGTCAGAAATTTGAAGATTGGAGTCGTGATGTGTTTGATGATATCACAAGCACAGGAAATTATTTTTCTCCCAAACAAACATCAACAATTGATATGGTTCAACTCGACAATCAATTAAACCGTATTGCTCAGTATCAATTGGTTGGAGTAAGCCCTCGAAGTGTTGGACCTCTTGAATATGATACAACAAACGGAGGAGAATTCGTTACCTTCACAGCCACTATCGCTTATCACTATTTCCGCCGCACATTCCAAAATGGCGGAACAACTCCTCCCGTAAACGCTAGATTTAGCAACCCATAATTGGGTTTTCCTTCTAAATAATATTAGAAGGAGATAGAACAATTAACGATCCAATCACAGATGCAATTCGGGGA